ATGCCATTGAGGTATCTGGATTTCCCACGTTTTAAGAATTGGAGATAAAATGCAAGTACCGAATGTTCAAGCTGACGCAGTAGTATCTGTTAAGCCCGAAGTTAAAATTGAGCCTGTGGTTCAACAAGTAGCAGCTCTTCAGCCAGCTGAAAAAGCCCAGTCTAACTGGGATATTAAGTCCACTTCAGATGGTTTTATCACGGCCACTAATATTGTGACTAACAGACTCTATGAAGGTTCAATAGCCGACTTTAATGCATGGCTCAGGGGCTAATTCATGGCTGTTGCAAACGCAGTAAGAGGAGCAAAGACTGTTGCAGACCCAAATGCACAGTATGAGTCTTTGATTCCTCTCTGGAAGAAATCCAGGGCTGTGTGCAGTGGAGAACGATACGTTAAGGATTTTGATAGTTACATTGATATTGTAAATTTCAATAATCTCTTAATCCCGTTCTCCCCTTCGATGTCACAGAAACAATATGACTTTTATAAGGCTGAGGCAGAACTTCCTGGTATCACTGCTGAGTTTTCTAAGATGGTAATTGGTGGCCTTCTTCGTAAGAAACCTACTATCGTATTGCCAGAGAAGTTTGGTAATGATGTCGTTGAGTGGATCTCTGAAGAGTTCAATCAAGATAATACTTCGATTCTTTCTTTTCTTGATGCGTCACTGTTAGAAGAACTTCAAACAGGCAGGGCCTGGATTTATGTTGATTTTCCTAAGATCTCCAATATCGAAGAACTAACTAGAGAAGAAATTAAGAAGGCTAAACCATTTCCTATACTGTGGAAGGCTGAGACAGTTATCAACTGGACAACAGCCGCAGATAAGTTTGGTAAGGAAGTACTTACGAGAGTGATCCAGAGAGGTTATGATAAAGTCTTCACTGATAATGAGTTTCATCCTACATTCAAAGAGATTGTGAATGTACATGAGCTCGACAGCAGTGGATTTTATCAGATTCGTGTCTTCGAAGGCTCTAGTGATGTTAATCAAGTCCAAGTAGTTAATGGTGAAACCTATATCAATCATACCAATGGAAGTAAAGAGGTTTTCAAGGAAGTTAAGGTAATTACTGACATCATGATGAATGGTGAAAGACTTACTATGCTTCCTATCTGGCCTCTGAATGGTCAGATTGAACCTGAAGAGCCTCCTTTGACCGCTATCATTGATAAAGAAATTGCACTATACAACAAGATCAGTCGTAGAAATCACTTACTCTACGGTGCTGCTACCTACACGCCAGTGATCTCTTCTGACATGTCTGATGAGCGTTTTGAAGAAATCATCAATAGTGGTCTCGGTACTTGGTTGAAGCTTAATGTTGGTGACTCTGCAACAGTGCTGGAAACACCAACAGCAGCTCTCCAGGACATGGACAGAGCTATTGTAAATACTATTGAAGAGATGGCTAAGTTAGGTATTCGGATGCTCTCACCTGAGTCAGCACAGTCAGGTGTTGCGCTCCAACTCAGGAATGCTTCACAGACAGCAAGACTTAGTTCTCTTAATAGTAGAATTAGTGCTACATTACAACAAGTAATCGCCTTCATGTTACAATGGAAGATGAATACCGATGTAGATGCTAAGTCTGTTAAGTTCATGCTATCTGAGGACTTCTCAACAACACCTCTTGACGCTAATTATCTTCGTCTGGCAACAGAATGGTATCAACAGGGCCTTATTCCAAGATCTATTTGGCTTGAACTGCTCAAGCACAATGATGTGTTGCCTCCTGAGTATGACGATGAAGTTGGTAAGGTTGAAATCATGGAAGATATGGAAGCTAAGACCAAGTCTGAACAGGACGACTTTGCTAAGAGAGCCGAAATCGAACAAGGTATTGCAGACGAAGTCGAAAAGGATGAAAAGAAGTAATGGATAACGCCAACACGAAAATCTATGACAAAACCATAGATCGTGCGGCAATGATCAGGTTATATGAGCGTAGAGTAAACGGCAAAGTTGAGATAGTTTTAGATGACCACGTTGTTAGACTAGATAAGATTATTAAGAATAGCGGTCTGTCAGTCAAACAACGTGAGTATCTATTCAAATCTATTGACGATGAACTACTTAGTACATTTAAACAGGTTCATAATATTTCTAGCAGGTCTTTATTAGATCTGGTCTCAGATCAGGCTTCCTATACCTACCAGAATTTAGAAGTTGCAGTTGGTAAAATATGGAAGACAGAAAGACCTCCTAAGAGAATTGCAGAAGATATTGTCTTAAAACAGCCTCTCTATAAGAATCAGACATTGTCAGCAGGATGGACTGGAATTAGTATAAATGAAAGAAAGCGAATTGAGGCTGTTGTTCGTAAGGGAATTGCTGATAACAATTCTATTGACGAAATAGCATTAGCAGTTCGTAGGGGAAATATTCATAACATTACTCGTGCTCAATCCAAAGCTCTTGTTGTTACTGCCGTTACTAGTGTTACAGCTCAAGCAGATCATGCCGTATACCAAGCAAATAAGAAAGCATTAAAGGGATATCAATATGTTGCTGTTCTGGACTCAAGGACAACACCACTCTGTGCTCATCGTGATGGTCATGTTTATCCCATTGATGATACTGTGCACCTCCCTCCTGCTCACTATTATTGTAGATCGACAACAGTCCCTGTTGTTATGGCTTGGAAAGATCTTGCAGAAATGGAAGGTGTGGCTCAAGTCCGTAAGAAGAACTTAGAGAAGCTTACAGATAAAGAGATTGCCTACTATGATGGGCTTACACCTATGCGTGAGTCCTATAATGATTGGTTATTAAGACAGTCTAGAGATGTACAAATAAGACACTTAGGTGACTATAAGAAAGTACAGCTGTTTAATTCAGGTCAATTACACTTGTCTAAGTTTACTAACGATGAAGGTAATACAATAGGTATTAGAGAATTAAGAAAGTTAACAGATTCTAGTTACACACTACCTAATGATACTGTGAAGTTTGCAGCAGCTAAACAGAGACTAGATGCTATGCAACTTGGTATTAATAGACCTGAAGATCTATTAACGGATCCTAAGGTTATAGAAACTCTTAGAGACTATTACATACTACAATCAAGAGAGCTTAATGGTACATTGTCTTTAACCAACTATCGTGGTGCCCTGTTACACACTAAGAAGGCTGCTAAGAGTAGGGTACTAACGATGCCACCCACTGAAGATCAGTTAAAGTTTAATCCTATTACTGGTAGATATGAAGATGTTAGATTATATCAACCTAATCCTGCCGTATTGAATAATAACTTAAAGCTTGTTAGTGAGGCTGAAGAGTTGTTAGATACAGACAAGAAGTTCATTAAAGACTTTATTGTGTCCCTAGAAGACCAGATGAGTGTCAATGAAAGAGCCGTTATTACTGATAACCTACGTATCATTCTAACTAGATATCGTAAGAACCCAGAAGTTTGGGCCAACTTTAAGGCTGTTGTGCAAGGACAAATTAAGTTTGATATCATGAATGTCTCAGATGCTATTGAGACACAGATCAGAAAAGATCAAGATGTCCTTAAGAAGCTACTGCAAGATAATTACATTGATCCTGTGTTAGGTCCTGTACAGTTACAAGATCTACATGACACTTTTATTGACAACATCCTTGAGAAGAATAAGTGGGAAGATCGAGTTGCCCCTAAGGTCGCAAAAGAACTTAGAAGTGTTTTTGATTTAGCATTAGCTAAAGAAAGACCTGTAATTTGGAATCGTATTTCTGAAAAGGATCTAGATCAGTTTTACCTAAAGTTCGCCCATAGATTAAGTCTCTCTGAGACACCAGATCGAGATCAACTAGCAGTATCACTTGGTAGAGATCTATACAACCTGGCTAACTTTACTGGTACTCGAAAAGAATGGTATAACTTAGGTCTTAGCATCCTTGACTCAAAACGTGTACACAAGTTCTTTGAGGTAGAAACTTTCGGTGTTCAAAAGAGACGTATGAAGAGCAGAATGAGTGGCGCTTACTTTGGTCCTTATTATGATACTCTAACATATAACATCAGAGTGACTGATCCTAGAATTCAAGAATACATTAGACTTACTAGAAAGGTAGAATTAGGTCTTCGTGTATCAGTAACAGAAGATAAGAATCGTTTGTTGTTTAGAGAAGGCTACAAAACATACTTCGTCGATCGTGGGTTATTAGGGCTAGAGGATACTAGAATTCCTATTACGTCAACTACTAGTTTTAGTGAGTTCCCCGAAGAGTTCATTGATAAAGACTTTGTCGATGCTCTGAATTGGGCATCAAAAGCTAAGTACAAGATCGATGAGGACTACTTTGATGCCATTAACAAGCTACTTTATTTCGAAGATGATCGTGGCAAGGCCAAGTACTACAATGAGTTAAATGAGTTCAGAAAATACATAGCATCTAGAGGTGATACATATGAACGGTTTAAGGCGATGGAATGGTTACGGAGAGATGGAAAAAGTTTTAGCAACCATCCCTTCATTGACCATCGCGCTCGTATTTACGATCGCGGGCTTATTAGCCCACAGTCTGGGGAGACATTCAGACCATTTCTAAATACTAGTTACGAGAGAGTACTAGGTGTTGATGGTTATTATAACTTCAAAGATCAAGTAGGTTCTTTCCTAGGTGGACTTAGTGACTACTTCGAGGGACGTTATAATGGTTTGTCTTTCCCTGGAAGACAAAAGATAGCCGAGAAATGGTGGCCTGAGCTTACCAAGCTTGGCAATCATATGCTCAGAGGAAAACCTAATGATATTAGAGCAATCCTGGAGAGCCCACTTACTGCAGAGATTGATGGAGAGGACTTAGCTAAGTTTTATAGATTTGCACTAGAAACTGCAAAGCTTGATAACTATCTAGGTAATGATTATTCAATAAAGTCTCTTTCAAAACTTGAAAGTTATAAAACTGCATTAGCATTAGAACAAGATGCGTCATCTTCTGGTGCTCAAATTATCGCACTTACTACACGTAACAAACAGCTAGCTGAGTTAAGTAACGTAATACCTACTGCCCAAAAGAAGAGACTTTATGACGAAATTGCAGCTGCAACTTATAATGATCCTAGGTTCAAAGTCCTAAATCAGAAGCTAGGACTTAATGAAAAAGACTTGCGTAAAGCTGCCAAGGCCCAGAACATGGTTACATTCTATGGTGCTGGTGAGAGAACTGGTATCCTTCGAATTGAAGATAAGCTTCAGAAAGTCTTAGGGAAAGATACGCAAGTACTTGTTGTAAAGACAGCTGAAAGAGATCAGGTATTAAATGAGATCTCTGCACAGATTGCTAAATATGAAAAGTTTGATATGGAGACAGCCGGTGAGTTAAAAGCACTTAGAAATGATGTTAAAGACATCTTTAATAAGGGCATTAATCCTGGTGATGACATTATCGAACAATTATGGTTTTTACAACCACAGACTAGGGACTTTGTAGAGAAGCTCTCAATGTCATATCAAAAGGTTGTAACACCAGATGACTTTAAGGCAATTGGCAAAATAATGAGTGAGCATTTAAGTGATCAAGTTCCTATTCTTAGAGACTTCACTAGATACTTTGGTAGATTAGCAGAAGATTTCCTTACACATGCTAAGCCTAGTGATAGCCGATTTGATTGGAAGACAATTTCAAAGACTGTTGTCCGTGGCACTAAAACTAAAGGTTATGCATTGCCAGACTGGTTATCTAGAGTTCTTGGTATTAGGGCAGGAGAGCCTGTTACAGAGAAGTTCTTAAAGAGATTCGCTTTCTGGAAACCTAATGGTACACTCAGTGAGGTCATGTATGGTGTTGCCTCACCAGCAGATCGTCGCACTGGTGGTAAGTTCTTTAAACTAGAATTAAAAGTCCCTGCAGCACCTACTTTAGAGAATATTAGGAAATTACAATTACTTAAGAAAGAATCATTGTTAGAGGTAGAGGTTCTTTATGCTAACAAGATGCCTAAGGCATGGACAAATGTACCTTGGGTAAACTTTGATAAGAAAATAGTTGAACAAAATTTTACTCAAACCTTCGAAGAGAGATTGGTTTATAAAGATAAGTTCGGGAACTGGGTAACAAATATACTTCAAGTACCTCAGAAAACTTCAACAACATGGTGGGATGAACTCTTTAATGCCGATGGTAAAATCAACGACATTGCAGATGCCACTAAAGCACGTACAGCATTCGCCGTTAACGGCAATCATTCAAATGATGCTGTAATTGTAAAGAAGTTTCATCTCTGGGGAAGAAAGCAAGGTATTCCAACCTCAACTATTCACGATGCCTTCTTTACAAATGCTGCCGAAATGCAACAAGCCAGAAAAGCCCTGAGAGGTATTTATTCCCAAGTCCTGGAGAATAATGTTATTGTTATGACTCTTGATGAAATGAAGGCAAGAGGATTGCCTAATGCTTTGTATAAGAAGTACTTAGATGAGGCTATTGATAAAGGTCTAATTCCTATTCCTGGAAGATCAGTTATTGGCGGCAAGATAATAGACAACTCAGATATCTTGAAAAAAGAGGATATCCTAGAGGACATGTCAATAGATTTCAAGAGAGATCGTGGCTGGTATGGTGTGGGTTAACCTACCCCGTTACATTAACCCAGGGGTGATTTAGAGATAAGTCACCCGCTTTTTATTTTAAAAAGGCTGTTGCCTTTTCAGAGTTGTACTCAAAGGAATCAAAAATGCCCGAAACCACTGAAAACCAAGTTGATGAATCAAAGTCAACTGGTGAAGAAACCACTGTTCAAGCAACAGAACCAGAAACTAAGACAACAGAAGATACTATCCAGAAATTGATAGATGATCGTCTGAAGCCTATGAAAGAGAACTTAGATCGGGCCTACAAGTCTCGTGATGAAGCTCTCAAGAAGGTTCAAGAGTTTGAAAAGAAACAAAGAGACGAAGAAATCAAAAGATTGCAGGAAGAAGGCAAACATCGAGAAGCCTATGAAATGCAGATTGCAGAAGAACGGGCGAAGAGGGAAGCACTAGAGAAGCAAAACATTGAGCTTACTCGCGACCTAGAAGTTCGTAATTTACTCACTGACATGGAATTCCGAAATGACAAGGCTAG